GGAGCATAGTATATACCTCGCGTTTTTCCACAAGAGTGGGACCAAGGAGCTATCGCGGTTACTGCGCGAGCAGCTGCACAATCTCGGGAGTGTCCGCACCTCCGAGGGTCGTATAAAATACAAGGTTGATGGATGCCGCATGTCCGGTGACATGAATACTGCCATGGGCAATTGTCTCTTAATGTGCTCGGCAGTATATGGCTTTGTTTCGAAACTTGGCGTACGCGCTAGGTTGTTTAACAATGGGGATGATTGCACTCTTATTGTTGAGAAAGTCCACAGTTCACTCGTTAAACGTGAGCTGTGTCCCTATTTCCTGAAGTTAGGGTTTATTATCGACGTGGAGGGCACGACGGATATCTTGGAGGGTATCTCCTTTTGCCAAACCAACCCCGTGTACGATGGTAAATCCTATCGGATGGTGCGTGATCCGCGCATATGCTTATCCAAGGATAGCACCCTGTTGAAACGTTGGCGTGGTGTGGAGGGGTATGCGTATTGGGAGTGTTTAGGTAAATGTGGGTTGGCACTCACACAAGGAATGCCAATCTACCAGGAATTTTACAATTCTTTTCTCCGGTTCGGCGTTGGGAAACCCATATCAGATCGGTGTCGTGCACACGTCACTGATGCCATGAGTGGAATGTACCAATTGTCACGGGGGCTTGTTGCTCGCAACGTTCCAGTCACATGGCAAGCAAGGGCAAGTTTTCACTTAGCCTTCGGGATTCAACCCGCAGTTCAAGAGGAATTGGAAAATTATTACCGAAACATGATGCCCGTGGATGACAAGTGTTGGTTGTCACCCCTCGCGAGTTTACAATTGTAACATTGGGTTATCACTTGAGGTTCCAAAACGGTGGAGCAATCCTTAATTTAACCGTACTAAGAGCAATCGGAATGTCTAGAGACTGCACGGGCCCTATGTGTGATAATGAACAGTCCCGGCCATGCCCGGTATCCAATACAGCATGATAAAGAACATTAAAAATAAAAATAACAATAATGCGCGTTCTCAGAAAAATTCTCAGAGCCGCAAGGCACTTACAGTTACTTCTGCTCCGGTCGCCAAGGGGGTTACGGCGTGGTCAACGCCACCCAATATGGCTGCCAGTGGCGACAAGGTTGTTATCAAGCGCCGTGAATTTGTTGGAACAGCAACTAATGGCACTGTGACAGGGTACGCGTTAACACCAGTTAGTGCGTCCACCCCTGGATATGATTTCAACCCGTCTGAGGCTACTATGTTCCCGTGGTTGTCTCAACTCGCACCTTGCTTTGAGCGGTTCAGGTTCGACCGTCTTTCTTTTGATTTCATTCCCAGTCAAGCATCTTCCACCGCAGGTCGCTATTACGCTGCGGTTGATTACGATTACGATGATGCTGTGGCCGTCAACAAGACCATGTTGATGGGCAATATGACTGCCATGGAATCAGCCGTATGGCAACCCATGAGTATCAAATGTGACCCAAGGAGTCTCAATCGTGACCTTCCCTATAGGTATGTGTCCTGTACGACTAGAGG